TTAAGTTTCCGTTTTGTGAGATGTAAGCTTTAATTTTACAACTAGTTCTAGTGATATCAAATACTTGTGCAAATTGTGATACATTAGAATCTATTACTATAGCAGAAACTTGAGGAAGTTCATAAAAGTTAACGTAAGAGTAGTCTACCGTAACACCATCGACAGACGATATTTGTACTCGTTTTCTAAATGTTTTTTGTGGGGTATCCGCCTCATACTTTAGTTCTTGTAAAATAATCTCAGTAGCATCAGGGCTGGGATTATTTATCTGCACTTTAATTTGAAAATATCTAAAGTCGCTTAGACCAGGGACATAGCTTTTCCAACCGAGTTCGGCGTTATTAGTAGCTCCAAGGAACGCGTTAGCATTAGTATTACCATGTCCGGGATAACCAACCACACCGTTAGCATTTGCAGTATAGAAAACATTAGAAGTAGCATATCGAACAAATATATTCTGTACAATACTTTTTTCTGGCCCTAAAAAGGTAATTGTGGCCTCTGAATCACCGTACTGAATTAGATTAATTAATTGATATGAGTTACCGCTAATAGCAACATTTCCAAAAGAATTGCCACTAGAAAGCTGTCCATTAGCAAAGTAAACATTTCCTAAGGCAATAGAATTAGCATCAATTACTCCAGCTATAAGAGCATAACTGTTAGAGTTCGCCTCATCTCCTGTAAACTGACCTGGATTACGAATAGCAAATACATTTCCTAATGCTCCACCACTAGTAAGAGTTCGATGAAAACTATTATAAGAAACGGGAGCTGCGTTAGCGTTATTAAATCCTAAAATGGTTCCCAACCCTCCAAAAGCATTATCAACTAGTACATTTGCTGAAGGAGTTAAACCTGTAGAACCATGAAAGTCTGAAACTCCAGAAACTACTGTGGTGTAAAGAGAGTCATAAGTTACTCCAGGCGTACTAGCCGAAAGAGTAGTAGTGATTCTAAGAGTTCCAGAGATAACCTCTCCTATGTCTCTAATAGGAGTAATATATTCAGCAAAAGGGTTATTAGTAGTAGTTAAATAATTAGTGTTTCCAAAAGCCGAAAATCCTATTGAGCTACCATTAGAGTTATCAGTATTAGAGCTATCGGCTAATACTAGCCCACCGTTTATACTTTCGCTAAAACTAGTAAATGGAAGTTCTGGGTGTTGATTGGCAGTAGGTACAGCTTCTCCGTCTTGAGTAGCAAAACTAACTCCAGGGTCAGAATCATTAAATGTTTTAAATATTCTAACAGTAGTCGGCCTCTCAACATTTAAGGCAGCTGCTGCAATTTCGTTACTTTCAATGTCACTTGTATCTCTTACGCGTAATAGATATGTATATCCTGCAAAACTACTAATAGGGTTGCTGAAAGTAGTATTCGGAAAGGCTACACGACCTATGACAGTAGAGAATCCCCAAGCTGCTTGAATTGACTCTTCAGAGTTTAAATCTACAATACCAGGATACTGTCTTATTTCTACCTCTTTGGTATCGAGGTCTAGCACATAACCCTCGGTAGTAAGTAGGTATTGCCAAGAAAATAGTAAAAAGGTATCCTGTTGTACTACACTTAAATTTCTAATACCTGATGGGTTAGATTGCTTACCGATAATAGGGTGTAAAATTCTAGTTGGAAAACCTCTATAGGAGCCTATTAAAGGTGTCACAGTCACAACTAGGGTATTACTTCCAGGTGTTCTACCACGATTTAAGCCTGTCAGAGTATAAGAAAGAGAAGCTAAATCATCTGAGTGAGGTAAAGAAACTGCACCTCCAGGAAGCTGGGTTCCTGAACTATCAATAACATAGTATTGCAGCTCGTAAGTAGTAATATCTCTACCAGAAATAGTCGGGAAAGTTACTACCGCGTTAATTGATGCTCCACCCGTAGTATCAACAAATACTCGCTCTTCAATAGTAATACTGCTAACCTTAGTTAAAATTAAAGGAGCAATCTGAGCTAAACTTTGTACAGTACTACTTGCTCTATTAAATCTATTGATATTAGTAGCAGTTACAATATAGTTAGTAGGACTAACACCAGGTAACCTACCAAACTCATCTAGCTTAGCAGTAGTTAGCTTAACTTTATTTTTTTGGTAAATGTAATAGATACCATTATTTGCTAATCGATAAGTGAAAGGGTAAGAATCAGGAACGTCCAAAGTAAAAAAAGTAGGATTGATATTAGCACATTTACCTATCATATCAGCACTAACATTAATAATAGAAGCCCCCGATACATTAGACGATAAAGCTTTATTTAACTTAACCTTGTATTGTTTATTAACAGTTAAGTCTCCATTATAGAATACGTCTGTAGATAGATAGCTAACATTTGTAACAGTATAAACATTATTAAAAGTACTTAAAGAAACTGTATCTTTAGGTTCAATAGCAGGAACAGTATACTGAAGGACTGCTGTTCTAACTCTAGAGGTAGACCCCGTTAAGGATAAAGAGACGCTATTAGAAGACCAAGTAAACGAATCTGTTTTTACATCATCTAAATACACAGAGATAAAATTTCTAGAATCAGGCACTGTGCCTAAGCTCATAGTGTAACTACCAGATACGCCTTCTACATTATTCTCTCTTTTAATAGTTCTTTCTGACCCTGAAATATAGGCTGACCGATTAGAAAAGTTATTAGTACTTAGAGTTTGATATAGGGTTATATAGAAAGGAGTAGCTAAAAATACATCACTAACCACACTTCCATCATATTGTTTATTAGCAGCTGTGATAGTATTGCTTTGAATATTGAAAGATTGAATCTCTAGATTTAAAATACTCTCTTGTTCCGTATACCCAACTGACCCTTCTAAAACTGAACTAGCGGGGTACTGTAAGTAAGGAACCTGGATATATGAAGTAGTCTCTCCTTCTAAACCAGGAACATTTAGTACATGTGTTTGATAGTTATCATCTGTTAAAAGATGTAGGTTAGGAACAGTAAAAACAATACTTGATAGGTTTGAAGTATAACTATTACACAATATAGGGATTGCACCTAATGTTGTTGTAAAACCGTTTTTACCCGCATAAACGAGTTCTTCTCCGGCGGTTAAAAAGCTTGTATTACTTGTATTAATTCTAAATACGGGCATCTGTTATTCCTATAGTTCCTCTACACCAGTCGGCTCTACAATATTTTCTATAAGTCCGTAAGTAATTGTAGTAGTTACTGGAACAGGGTAGTTAGACGAGTCTACGGTGCTAGATAAAAGTAAATTATAACTAATAAGTCCCTCATTAGTTTTAGAGGGGATAGATCTGAGAGATAAAACTGGTGGAGGAGGCGTAATATAATTTAAACTACTTCTACGTTGCGCTGTTATGTCTCGAGATGCTGAATCTACATTTGCCAGAAGGCTAGAATTATACTCTGTTGCTACTATACCAGTAGTACCTTCTGGATTAAAAATAAGAGACTCTACTCGAAAAAGTTTAGTACTAGTATCAGAGTATAGACTAGTAGGATTAATCTCTCCTAAAGCCCACAAATCACCCCTGCTTGGAGCAGTAGCGTTAGAAAAAGAACTATTAGCTTCAAAAGTTTTAGTGACTGGATTCAGCTTACTAATAATGCTTAAATCTAAAATATCTACTCCAGCTCTACTATTACTAGTAGTAATTAAATTGTAAGCAGTGTTACTAACTAAATAATAGTCAAGATGGTTGTCGTTCTGTTTAAAAACTTTAAGCACGATTGGATTAGTATTAGAAGTAAAAATATCTGAAGTAATACTAGGGCTAGTAAAATGTTCTAACCAAACGTTTGACGAACCTGAAGTAGAATTACTAAATATTTGACCGCCATACCCATAAGAGACTCCAGAAATTTTATGAGATACTGCCACAATATCTCCAATTTCTAAATCAGAGGCGTCAGCAAAGGCATTGAACTGTACTTTTCTCTTTAGTTGTCTAGCCGTCTCTAAATGATATTGTGCTAACCGCAGTGCCTCACTTTTTCTAGTACAGCCAACTGCATCAATAGAGATACGGTTTACAGCTTCTAGTTCTGACGCTTCAGCACTATCAAGAACAAGAGTTTCTTTTTGAAAATGATTAGCAAAGTCTATATAAGAAACCTCTACACCTGTAGGAATATCTTCTGCTCGTATACCGGATAACTTAAAACTACCTGCTTCGATATTTGTTTCATTAAATATACCAACAGGTAATGTTTCTGCTCTATCTACAATAAGACGTATTTTATTTCCAGTATTACTAAATACGGCTCGCATACTGCCTGCTAATGCAGTAATTAAATCTAACACAGAAGTATCATCTGTAATACTGATACCGCATACAAACCTACGTTCTTTAATAGGTGTGCCTTCCGGTAAACCTATTAAAGCATTAATAACTTCAGTGCTGTATCCATTTGGCTTATATCTAAAAGAACCATCTGCAAACCCGTCGACTCCCACAAAATTTCCTGTAAGCGGGTCTACTGCGTCTACGTACTGAGCTACATTATAAAAGTTATACTTATCAATGGCAGATTCTGGAATACCTAAGACTTCTACAAGTAAGTGTCTAATAATCCAGACTCTATTTTCTGTCCAGTCTTTTTTATAGGTGCCATCCCAAATTCCGTCATAGATGTTAATATTAGTGTCTGTAAGTAGTACATTCCCGTTTTTTTGTGTTCTATATCCGTTTGCTGCAGCTGCGTATACGCCTGAAGATGGAACTTCAATCTGTCTCCAATCTACTTCTCCTGTTTCTAAGATTGGCTGATTATAGTTAGTAGGTACGTCTACAATTAACCCTTTTAATAGAGAAGTTATCGCAGGAACCGAGTCGGTTCTAAAGTCTGTAGATTTTAAAGCAAAGCCTGCTAAAGCTGTACTTGGGTAGGAATAGATATCTTTTCTAACTTCATCAAAACCAATTACTTCTACTTCTGCTACGAACCCTTCTTCAGCTACATCTTCTGAAACTTTGAGCACAGATACTCGATATCCCGCACTATTACGTTTATCTTCTGGAATTTTAATTTCAATATCGGCTGCCATACTACCATTAACTAAACTATTAATTATTAATCCAGAGCCAGCAATATAGTTATTTAAGTCAGCTACCTCATCTTTATCATGAACTAATGCTGCAAGAGTAAGTAGATTAGGTTCTGCGCCGCCACGTAAATCTACTCTAAGTTCTTTTACTAGTATCTTAATTCTAAGAGAGTCTATAGGAGTTAATCCTTCTGAGCTATTAGTAGGATAGAATAGTAGGTTAGTGGCAGGTGGTGCAGATACGCTTTCTAAGAGTGAAATACCGCTCTTCAGGATAATCGGGGTAGTAAATCGAACAGGAGTTACGATTTCATTAGAAAAGGCAGGCATCGGAGGTTGTGTCTTTGTACCTGTAGTATATCTAGTAGCAAATACTTCTGGTCTTGTATTATTAGTAGTAAAATCTACTAAGTCATCTATATACTTGTTATCAATTTCAATATCTTGAGGACCATTAGGATTAATTCTATATACAGGTCCTTCTCCAAGAGCTAACTGCATAAATAAAATATCAGAACTCTTAGACGTGTTAGGATTAAAACTGAACGACCCGTCAAAACTAACAGATAGTGTAGAGCCTACCGACTCTACCGAACCCCCTGAGATAACAGGAACTAGCTTACCCTCAATTAAAAAGTATTGTTTTATCATATATAATCTGCAACTCTAATAGTGTCTACCCCGCCTCGCTGGATGTGTTTAATATATTGATTTATAATAACACCGGAAGTACGAACAAGTCCAAAATGTAGTGGAACATTTTGTCCCGAGGCCGACATAGGGGCAATTGAGCCAAAACCTTTAGTAGGGTCTTCAGAGTTGTCTAATACTCCTATATCACGATTAGTTTTTCGTTGTGCGATATCAAAGGCAGTAGAGGCTTTTCCAAAAAGTGCAGAGTCTCTAATACGCTTGTCAATACCTCGTAGTGCCACCTCTTGAGTACTAATAGGAGAAGACGCGCCATAGAATACACTTAAATTACCTAAACTATCAAATGACGAAGAGACCCCTCCTGATACAGTTGGAATTAACCATATCTTATCAGTTTTAGGTTTAAAGTCTAGTTCAAAACTACGAACATACTTATCCGAGTCAAGCAACATCAGAGTTTTATGTAATTTTTGAGAATAAAAGTGTTCCCTGAACCGAGGAAGAAGATTTAAACAAGCAGATAGCACATCTCGATAAGATGAAACTGTAACTTCTATACAAGTTACATCAGTAAATTGACGCAGTAGATTACTAAAGTGTACAGTGACTTTCATTAAATCTCTCAAAGCTAAGAGTGTTATTCTCATTTAGCCAATAAATATAAACAGAATTTGCAAATCCTACTAAGAACTTGTACTCTGTAAAAATCGTGCTTTTTAAATCTCTATCACTCGGAATAGGGTCTGCACTTCCAGGATGCGAGTGGTAAAAACCCCAGATATTATCCTCATGCGCTAAGATAGCCATAGGGTCTATAATAAAACTTGTTTTCGGTTTATCACTAATATTTTTACAAGGAATATACTCAAAATTACGAGTAATAATACCACAAGCTTCTTTGGGATGTTCGCTAATAGAGTGGTTGTGTAGTTGAGTTAACAATTGGGTAAAATTAACTGTCTGCACCTGGAAATCCTCCAAAGTTTATAGAGTTACGTCTTAATTTACAGGCAGTTATAGTTTTAGCGCAAATGTCTTGTGAGATACTTCCGGCAGTTGCATTATTGAGTGTAAAAAATCCATTCGCTTGCAGAGGAGGTCTAGAGCCAACAATAGTACCGGTGCCGTTAGAAGGATATTTACAGTTATTATCCTTATACTGGAAAGGACAGGTAGTGGTGTAGAACTTACGTTTAGGAATAGACTTTTTAAAATACTGAAGCCAATTAGAAAGACTGAAAGATGCAGATAGCTCATCTAGTTCTTCTAAACGGGTAATAGTGAAAACGTGTTCTATATGAGAATTACGGTCAGCTTCTGGATTGAGAATTAACACTTTAGAATTAGCTAAAAGGTCTCCAAGGTTGCTATCACTTAGATAGAGTGTATTCCCGTAAATAGCTTCTATAGTAGAGATAGATGAGTCAGTATTTGAAGTAACAGAATCACCTATGCGATAGGGGCCCGCTGAATAGACAGTTAGTGAGTTAGAAGTACTATTTTTTACTAAAGAGTATTCAGGCCAGTAGTCTAAAAACTTTGCATAGGTTAGTTTAATCTCAACAACTGCTTCTAAGAGGTCTCGAGAGTCTAACTTAAAAGGAGTCCAAGTATCTCCATGTGCAATAGTAGACTCATAGTCCCAAGCTGCGTTAGCACCTCGTTCAGCAGCTACAGAAGCATCATAATGTACGTTAGGAGCCACAGTTCTTGGGTCAATATTCTGTACGACCGTACCATTAACAAAAGCTACTGTAGCATTAGAAGAGTTGTACCCTGCAATATTAGGATTTTCAACTAGTCCAGCAATATAACCATCAAAGTTAGCTATTTTAAGAGTTGATTCTCCCACACGACCTGAACTATCAGTACTGATTGCACCACTTTCTAAAGCTGTAACCTTATACTCTTGATTATCATATATTACAGCATAGTTAAAGTCACTGTAGTTTTCTCCTATTACTTCTGCAAAACGAATAGGAAAACCGTAAGGCCACGGATACCCGCTACCAGTTTTACCTGGATTTCCAAACTCATCTTTGGGATACCACTCTCCTGGATAGTAGATAGAATATAGTTTTACGAGTGGTGTTTGCTGGGACGAGTTTTTTTCTGCGATATAAGGAGAGTTATAGATAGAGGTAATAGTAGAGTTAGCAGTCTCAACGTATCCAGTTAAATTACTAGCCACAAAACTTAGAGCTTCCACATTACCTACAACAACCTGCACGAGTAACGAAGTTACATTGGTAGTTGGAAAGACTGTTGCAGTTAAAATCTCACTATTCGCATTTTCTCGCTGTAAAATAGGTAAAAACTGTATAGTACTATTAGCATGGATAGTAAACGAATCTCTAGAAGCAAGTAAGCTGTCGACGTATACTATAACACTATCTGATAAGCCTAGAGTAGTAGGTAAGGCGAAAACATTATTAGTGCCATTAACGTTAGAAGAGTGGTCAATAAATGTATTAATGGAGTACAGAGTCGAAACATTGCTGATTAGTGTTTCACCTTGTAAGTACTCTAAATAGTTATTGGCCAGCCTAACTTTTAAATTGGAGGATTCTATCGAAACAATTTCAGAAATTGCATTAGAGGATGTTCCAATAACAATATTGCCTACTTCAAAAGAAGAGGCGTCTGCAACTTGTAAGATATAATCATAAGCACGAGTAGACATTAGGAGAAAGTTTCCTGTAAGGTAAAGGTTACGTTATAAATATCAGTGAGTTCATTGTCAGTAGCTACTACTTGTACTATATTTAGATTTCCTTCGAATCGTACAATTATCGTACCACTTTGACCAGCATAAGACAAATCAAATTCAAATGCTTCGAACGGTCCTCCCCGATTATTGTAAAAATTTTCTATTGCGGCTTTATAAACACCAGTAATATTAGTAAATCCAAAAGTAAATGTACGTTTTCGACGACGACTAATCTGACGACGACGTTCATAACCAACTTGAGAAGTAAAAGTAGCGTTCTCAAAACTTTGACTATACGAGTAGTTTCTATCCGGACGACGATTAGTCATCGAATAGGTAGTAGCATTTAACGTATAGGTAGCGTCAGTAGGAAAAAGCGCCATTATCTAATACTCCTAATTTGTTGGCGAATAGGTCCATTGTTTCTAATATCTTCTAGAATAATGTCTAGCACTAGTTTACCGTTTTCACGACGGATTTGTGGTGAACCAGATACATTAACTGGAGTTCCGTTATTAGTAATATTTACTTCGACATTAGTCTCTCCGCCCATATCTCCAGTTGCATTTAGTTTATAGGCAGAATCTAGACCCATGCGTTCTACAGCAGCCTTACGAAGAACAAACTCACCAGGCTCTAGAGCAGACATTTCTGAGTCTCTACCTTTTACAAGACCACCTGAACTGAATGCTGGTGGACTACCTCTTGTTTTGTCAAGCATGTAGAAGTCTGCAAAGTTTTTATAGTCCTCAGAAGCATTAAGTTTATCGATTGCGTTTCTAATAGTATCTTTAGACATTTGGGTGCCTAAAGAGTAAGAGCTAGGCTCTCCCAGTACACGGTCGATAGCATTGGTTAAGGCTTGTGGGAATCGTGCCGGATATCCACCATTTTCGGCATCAATATTACCTAGAGCGTTACCAGCTACTCTACCAAAAGCTCTATACCCAGGATGAAAACCAATATCCGGCCAATAGCCTAAATTCTTACTATTGGCTGGATTCTTCCACTCACCAGGAGCTCCTGGATACCCACTTCCCATATTAGCGTCGATAAAGTTTCTGTCTCTGTAAGGTATAACATCAGACCAATTACCTGGTTTTTTATCTTGTCCGTACTTACTACGAAGACCAGTAACTAATGGACCGCTTCTAGCTTTTAGCATTTCATTAAGTGATAGCATAACAGAGGCTTGAGAATTTTGTAATATACTTCTTCCTGTTGAATCAAAAAGAGCATTTTGAGCTGTTGTCCCTCCAATATCATCTACAGTTTCAGTACGACTTAGTCTAAAAGGATTGGATGACGAAGTTGTAAACTCATACATCTCAGGACGTCCAAAATTATCTTTAGTTGAAGAACTGCGTACTGCATAAGCATCTTGCGCAATTGAGGAGCCGTAGGTATCCCAGAGTAAGTTTGCCTCCTGTCTAGCGAAGAATCTACCTAGAGCTCCCGCATCTTTATTAAAGAATTCTTTTAAGCCTGATTGTGGGTTTTCAGTTCCGCTACCGCCTAATTTTGTTAGAAGTCTTGCCTCTGCAGGAGTGATATGAGCTAACATAGTGTCACCGTAGCGGCCCATAGACGAGACAGCTTGAGATAAATCTCCAGTTTTATTTAGTGTGTTTAAAAAGTCTTGTCCAAGCTTACTAACAGCAGCAGCTCTAAGAACGTACTCTCCATTAGACAACTGCGCAGGGATAGAGTCAGATGTAGAAGTGCCAGGACCTTTAACAGGTCCACCCTCTGCTAAGAAGTTTCCCGGTCTTCCATAAGTAACACCACTTATTGTAGGATACTGCTTTGCGTATTTAACTAATTCTGCCGCCTGTGCAGAAGTTATTCCATTAGTAACCGAAGCATAAACTTCTCCTACCGTAGCCCTAACGGTGATTGCAGAAGTATTTAGTCGTACATTATTCCAAGCAGCAGCTAAATCAGTAGAAATAGTACTAAGAGTATTCTTAAGAGCCTGAATCCCTGTATTACCTGTTAGCCTATCTATTTCTGATTTTAGTGTTGAAAAACGATCTGTAAGTGCAGAGATATTACTATTATCCCCTGCTAACTCACTTAATGCAGTAGCTAAGCCATTAGTATTACTAATTTCAGTAGTTAAATCACTAAACGCAAAAATTGCATCTGAGAATTTTTTAACACTATCAGTGGAGTTACCAGAAATAGCCTCTACTAAGGAGTCAAAAACACTAGTAACCTGATTAACGTTTAAAGAGTTTAAAGATGTGTTTAATGAATTATCAATACCATCTATAAGAGTAGTAGCACCTGTTAGCGCACTAGCAAAGTCATAACTACTTAGTTTAGCATTAAGCTGAGTTTTAATTGCCTCAAGCTTATCTGTAGCCTCAGTAAGTTTAGTTTGTACCTCGTAATCTCCTAGAGTGGAGTTTAAGGTATTTTGGATATTTGCAATATCTGCAGCTGCTTCTTCTAGATTAGTAGTAAAAGACACGCCTGCAAGTTCACTATTTAAAGTAGTATCGATGCTGGCAATAGCTGCTTGGGCCTCTCCAGTTTTTACGGAGAAATCTATCGAATCTAGAGCACTATTTACCGAGTCTACAGAAGCATTTATAGACCCTATCGCAATAGCAGTACTAGTTTCTAATACTACTCCACCTAAAGTATCTTTTACTTCTTGAATCGAAGATTCAACATTTTCAATCATTGTCTCGGCTGAGATACTTAAATCAACATTAGAAATAGTGCTGTCTAGTAGAGTTACTGCAGCATTAATAACTTTAACCATATTGTCTGCCGCAGCACTTAAATCTACTTCTTCAATAGTAGAGTTTAGAGTATTTACAGCTAAGGTAATAGCTTCAACTGCATCAGCAGCTGCAACACCTAAATCTACAGATTTAAGAGTGCTATCAACAGTATCGATGGATGCTGCTATATTATTAGCAGTACCAGCAGCTGAAATAGATAGAGATACATCGTTTAATGTACTGTTAATTATATCTACCGCTGAGACAATTTGATCTTTAGCAGACTGAGCGGATACCTCAAAATTAATCTCATTCAATAGAGAATCAATAATATCTACAGAAGTATAGAGCGAAGTTAAAGCGTCTGAAGCTTCAAATAGTACAGATAAACTACCGCCTTCTTCTAGCACTGCATTTATGTTACCAATTCCTTCAGCGTAGAGATTTAAGTTTTCAGGTGCCGTATCAGATAGATTCTGACCGACAGTAGCAAGACCAACATATCCAGCAGTTAATCTATCTAAGTCAGTGCCTACAGCAGCCACAAAAGTTCCAAAACTAGTTGTAGCTGTTTGAATGCTGACATCTAAAATGTTACCTGCTTCAGTCAAAGTAGTGAGAGCTCCGGTAATTAAACCAAGATTGACATTAAAGTTATCTAACGGCCCACCTGGAGCTGTTAAGATGTCAAAACCATCTGTTTTTAGGGTAGAGAGTAGTGATTCTCTAAATTGAGAGAATATACCACCTTCTCCATAAAACTGAGATAGCCCGTCTACGTCTAGATACTTTACTAAGTCTTCGTTAAAGTTTCTAAAATTATCAGTAAGCCCAACACTAATCTCTTCTAGACCGTCAAAAACAGTTTCTACTGGTGTGAAGAACTCCTCAACCTGAGCAGCTAGAGCCTGTAACTGAGTAAAAGCTGCTGACGCATTAGCAATAGCTTCTTCGATTTTTGCTTCCCGAGCAGCTTCTTCTAAGGTAGCAAAAATAATTTCCGCATTACCTGCTGCTGCCTGAATAAATGCGTCACGTAGAGCTGCACCAGACTCTCCGCCGATAGCCTCTAAATTGACTGTAAGAGCTTCTAAATCTTTATTATAGGAAGATAGAGCTTCACGTACCTTATTTACAACAGACTCTTCATCAGTACGAACCTGATTAAGATTAAAATTAGACTCGGCTAATAGCTCAGTGATATCTTGTAAATCATTTTGCGCTTGATTAAAGGTTACAATCGCATCTTGAGTCTTTTTGATAATATCACTCTCTTTACGACGAGTGTCTATTAAACTACCTGTTAAAGACGCAATAGATGCTTCTACAAACGCTAAATCTTCTATAGCCTGAGTTCTATCTCCTAACAGTTGTTCGTATTCCGCTTCAACGTCTACAACGGAACTTAACTCACGCTTTAACGCGCTTTGCTTAGAGGTTAAATCACTAAGCTGTAAGAACCCGCTAAAGTCAAGATTTTCAGCAGAAACAAGACTTGCAATTTCAGCTTCTATAGCAGAAATCTCCTGACGCAGTAGAGAGGAAGATTTACCGCTAAGTTTATTAGTCTTTTCAAACTCTTTTACCGCTTTAGCTGCAACCTCGAAGGCATCTTTAGCTGCATCCCGTAAATCATACAGTTCATTACCCGATTCGGCCACCGTAGCTAGCGTATCATCGTAGATACCTAATATCTCAGAAGTTTGGTCTGAGATATTACTAGTAAGAGAAATAATCTCTGAACCTAAATCTTTAATAGTGCTAAGTACGGCATCTTTAGATTGGTTAAAGGCGTCTGAAATTTGACGCACCGTATCTTCATATGCAACTACTAAATCATAGACGATATCAATAGTTTGGATTGTGGCATCTTGTAAGACATCTAGAGACTGTGCAAACTCCATAATCTTGTCTTCGTTATCGCCAAACTCATTATTAAGAGTGTTAATAGCACCTCTAAAGTTGTCTACGATATTCTCACCACGAGCAATACTCTGTAAATAGGAGTTAATGCTCTGAGCTGCATTACCGAATTTAGCATCGTTCATAGCAGTCATAAGGTCTTGAAGAGGTACAGCACCTATACCCACTGTTGCAATAATACTAGAGTTGATACGCTCTAGTCCAGCAGCAAAGTTACGAGTCGCTTTAGCAAACTGTTGTAAGGCTTTAGTGCGGTCTTGCTCTCTTAAAACGGCAAGACGCTGCTCTGCAGCAGTTTCTGCAATAGCACTACCATAGCCATCAGCAGAAATAACAGCCTTAAGTTGTTCTTTAGTTAGGGTAAGAATGCTTTCCTGAATTGCATACTCGTTAACCTTAATAGCGTCTTGTAAGGCTTGGTTAGCTTCTGCAATTCGTGCGGGTTCTATTTCTGGGACAGCATTAAGCTCTGTTATAATGCCTTTCCAATCCTTAACAGCCTGGGTACCGCCTTCAATTGTATCCTTAAGATTCTTTAGTTCAGGTCCAAGTTCAAAAGCTTCTACTGCATCACGAAGCGCTTCTGCAGAGGCAGAGATAAGATTACCGATTTCCGCATTAATGCCTACTCGAATAGCTGCAGCAGTTTCTCCGGCAGTCATACCAAGCTCTGTAAACACAGAACTCATAGCTCGTACACGTGCAACAACGTTGCGTACGGCGATAGCCCCAGCATTTAATTCTTTTGATACGTCTTGTAGGTTTTCAAACATGCCTCTAGAAGACTCGATTACTCCAACACTTGCTAGAGCATACTGTTTAAAAGACTCTACTAGTCTATCAGTTTGGTCACTACTTTCTCCAAAGTATTTTACAGTTTCTTCACGAAGCTGTTTATAGTACGCAGACACGTTAGAGGCGTTTGCAGCAGCTGCTCTATCTATTTCTGCGTAAATAGTGGCAATATTTGGAACATTTGCAGTAATTTTTGCCAGAGTAGCACTAAACTCTTGAGCAAACTCTAAACCTGCTAAGAAACGTTCTTGAGTCTTTTGATTAATATCTTGAATTTCAGAAAAGACATCAATAGCTTGCTGTAAATCAGCTGCATTAGGTGTGAGAGCATCTACAACAAGACTACGGAAAGTTACTGCACCCGCATCATTACGTTGAATAGTAACTCCTTGAAAGAATTGTCTTACTAGAGCATCAGAAACATCTTGAGCCTCTTTGCCTACATTTTCTAGAGCTTGGAATCCACTCTTAAATGCTAGTCCAACTTTTTCAAAATTGCCTTTATAGAACCTAACTTGCACGTCAATTTCATCTGCAAGTCTAATACCAGCAGATTTTAATCCTGTAATAAGATTACCGAATACTTGTGTGGGAATATCTTCAATAGCAGCAACGTTCTCAGCACTTAAATCACGACTTACAGTTTCTAAACCTTGATATCCTTCACCCGTTAATTTACCTTTGACATCTGCTGTAGGCTTCGGACGCTTACCAAATAGTCCACCAATAATTAAGGCACCAATTGCAGCAAAAATTAATGGAGTGGCAAAAGTAGCTATAGCAGTACTACCTATAGTTGTAGAGATAGCTCCAGCGACTTTAGTGACAAAAGCAGTACCTTTAAAAATAGTAGCAAAACCAGCACCTAAAGCTCCACCTATAGTACTAGCTAAAGAGGTATCTCCGGTAAGTTTACCGATAAAATTACCTATAAAGGCTCCTTGTAGTGCAGATAGTGCGGTAGAGGCAAAAGTAGCAGGACCTGTTGCTGCTGGGACAGCAACTGTAGTAGTTCCCGCAGTAGTACCGGCTACTGTTCCAGCAGCACTACCGGCAGCAGATGCAGATAGGGTTTCTGCAGTACTAGCTAGTTGAGTAGAAGACTTAGCTAAATTAGCCCCTGCATTCTGTAGACCCACAGAAGACTTAGCAAACTCTCCAAATGAGCGTTTTAAGTCATTTATACCTGTGACCTCAAAGAACACATTTTTAAGCGTATCCATCGAAAATAAATTTTGAATACCGCCAGAACCACCTAGAGAAGCTAAGCTTGCAATAGTTTTAATAAACGCTTTTAGTTTGCCGTTTGCTATATCTGTAATAGCTCCGAGCACTTTTTGAATTTCAGCTAGCTCTTCTTCTTTTGCAATTCGTTCTGTAGTTACTTTTTGTAGAGACGCCTGAAGAACAGCTTGAGACTGTGTTAAAGATGCAAGAGACTGCTCTGCGGCAGCTCTCTGCCCAGAAGCGCGACTTAGTTCTAACGTCGCTTGTTGTTGCTCTTGAAGCTGTTTTAAATAGTTTGTTCCGGCAGAACGAATATCTTGAGCGTTTGAGCCGACTAGTGAGTCAAAATAAGACTGTTGACTAGCTAGCAGTGATTCTGTAGCCGAAGTTACTTTTTCACGAAGTGAAATTTCTTTTTCTAACGCTTCAGAATACTTATTTTGAATATCCGTTAAATCTTGTGTTTGGGCTTCTAAAATATTTTTGAGGAGTGCTTCTTCTTGTAACAGACGATTTACTCCAGCTTGTTTAGAGCTAGTTACTACTGAAGAAATAGTTTTTGTAATCTCTTTTACTAGATTAAGAATTAAATCAGCTTCTTTACGAGCAAGTTCTTCTCTAGCCTTTAAAATTTCTGCATTAGCTTGAGCTTCTCTTACTGTTAGTTCGTTTAAAGTTTTTTGGTACTCAGCAACTCGTTCTTGTCCGCCTGATTTTTCTGCCTCTGCCTGTGCTTGAATTGTTTGGCGTCTAATGTCATTTAGGGCGTCTAGTTCTGTGCGCTGCTTTTGTAAATCACTTATCTGAACAGCAATATTACCAGACTGTATTTCAAAAGCCTGTTCAATGCCCTTAAATACAGTACCTTCAGGTCCGTATAGATTAGATATAGCAGACTCTAAGTTAGCTATTTCAGCCGTAGCAGCCTCAAAAACTTTTGTGTCCGGCTTATAAGTAATGTTTTTTACTAGAGAAGCATCAACTCCTTGAGCTATTAGAGCTTGTTTTATTACATCGCTATAACCCTTAAGAAATTCATTGTTTACAGTCTGAAGGTTAGTTAAGTAACTATTGTCAGAACGAATTTTAGCTACTTGTGCTTCTAACGCAGCTTTTTGAGTATTAGCTTCTGCACGTTGAATAGTTTTTTGAGTTTCTAAAATCTCAAGCTGACGTCCTAAATCAGCTACACTTGCATCAAGTTTTGCTTTTTCTAACTTAGCTTGTTCATCAAATATTTGTAGTTCTAGTTCTAATTGTCTTTCAATGGCTGCTACTGAGGCTCCAGAAGATTTTAAGTTTTGTTCTGCAATTTGCTTTTCAACAGCGATAAGTTCGAGTTCACGAGAGTAGTTAACCTCTGCCTCTGCTTTTTGCAGTTGAAAGAGTTCTTTTTCTGCTCTAAATACTTCAGCTAGTGCAGCAATGCCAAATAAGTCATCTTCTGCAAAAGCCTCTCGAGTAGTCTTAGCTTCTTCTACTCTAGCTTGAGCTCGAGTTTGTGCAATGCCTAGCTCTATTCTAGCTAGTTCTCTTGCAGTTTGTAATTGACTTTGTTGTATTTCAAGCTGTTGCTTAGCTGCATTGACGCCGCCTTTAGAGGCCTTTGCTTGTTCTAAGGCTTGTTGTGCTTGTAGCTTAGCGATATTGGCTGAGAGCCTATTTTGAGAAAAAGTGCTTTCTAAAGACGCTCTTTGCGCCAGCGCTTGCTGGTTTTGTAAGATATTACTAAGTTGTGCTATTGCATTTTGATTTCTGAGTTCTTGAGTTTGTTTCTGTAATTCGACTGTTAAATTAGCTGCTGCAATAGTTTGATCAATAAATCTTCCAACTGCGGCTTGTAGCGTTTTATTGTAGAGCTCTGCTTCATCATTAATTTTACCTCTTAGTTTGAGTTCTGCTTCAAGATCTAATCTTCTACCTACTACTATAGTATTAATAGCCCGTTCATCACCAATAATGTTAGCAGACAGTACGGTTCTACGTAAAGTAGCGTCGATAAGTGTATTCTGATTAGCTATTTGTTGCTCTTGATTGGCGACAATTGCTCCCTCTGCGTTAATTATGCCTTGAAATGAAGCAGTATCAATTAGGCCAATTTCTTTACTAAAAGTAGAGGTAATACCTTTATAAGTTTTTTCTAGGGCGATTAAAGATGCTTCAATCTCTTTAAATACTCTAATCTCGTTTGATATAGCTGCGATAGATGTGCCGAGTCTTGCGTTAGCTAAACTTAAATTGGCTATTTCATCTGAACTCATTTGGGCTAAAGCACTTTGGTCTGCTAAAATAATGTTTTGTTTGGCAAAAGCTTCATTAGCTATTTGAAGTTGGCTCTCTAAACCACCAATGCTAGAACCAAGTTGTTGTGAATTAATAGAACCTGCTTTAATAGCTTCATTTAAATCGTTAATAGTACTAACAGATAAAATACCGGCTTCTACTAATCGTCTTTGTTCTGCATTTAAACCAGCTAAAGAAAAACCGTCTCCTATTTTCTGAATTTGTTGACCTAAAACAGAAAACTGAGCAGAACTTTTCTGAATTACTCCTAGCGTAGTATCTGTAATACTTGTAGCAACTTTTTCTGCCGATAATCCAGTTTGTGCCGCTAGTTCTCCAATAACTAAATAGTATTCTGCTCCATATTTTTTATACGCATCCGCTATAGCAGTAACTAAAGTTAACTGTTGACGTAACCCATCTAACTGTGTAGGGTCAGTAGTTTCTGCAATCGTTGCATTTATTTCAGCTATTTTTTCATTTGCAGCACCTAAGTAGTCTATTTCAGCAGCTATTTTTCCGCTGAATATTATTGCAAGGTTTTCAATAACTCCTAAAGTCCTTACAGCGTCTGTTCTTGCAGCACGTTCTATATCATTTCTAAGTACTTTTAATTGGTCAGATACTTTTTCTAAATCTTCTGCAGTGGCGCCAAGAGCCTTTAAAGATTCTGTGAGTTTTGCACTACCTCCAGCAGCCGCCGCTGCTGCCCCTGTAAAACCTGTTTCTAAGTTCTTTGAGGCTTCAAATAGTTTATTAATTTTTTCTGTTAACCAACCAATAGCATCTATTCCAAAAATTTGTAATCCAAGCTGTGCTGCGGTAACAACTAAGCCAATGACACCTAAAGTTTTAGAAAGTAGGCTAAAGGCGATTGTTAAACCTGAAGCTGCTCCTCGTAAAAGATTAGAAGTACTGATAAAAGCTCTGGACTTTACATCAGCTTTTTCCAAAGCTAAGGAGTTAGCTGAGATAGCTGTAGTTAAATTCTGATAGGTTTGACTTCCGGTTTTCTTAGTGGCTTCTAAGAACTTCTGTTGTTCTTTATATGCAAGGTTAACTTGATTAAGCTGAGATATTGTTTGAATAGCTCCAGCTCTCTGTAAGTCTAACGCTTCTTTAAATCTCTTAGCTTGTTCAGCGTCTTGGCCTTTAAGTGGGGAAGTTCTAATACCTTTTAAACCGCCTTCTGCAATATCTTTTCTAATATTAGTTGTCAACCCAGTTAAAACAGCTGTATCGAAGTTATTTTTATCTGCTAAGTATTCCGAAAGCCTAGTTAAATCTTTTAAAGAATCGTTAACAAAACCTCCCACAACTTGAGAACCTTTGCTAAATACGAGAGTCAATAACCCCCCAAATAAAAGAAGAGTATTACCAAAGTCGTTCTTAAAAAAGTTCACTAGAGGTAACAAGACATTAACTAAGAGCTTGGCTAAAGCCGTTCCTAACTCTTCTACTTGAACTCTAAGTTGTTCTAGCGACTTCTGAGTAGAAGGAGCTGTAGTGTCAATAGCACCAAATTTACGCAAACCCTCTTCAATAGCTGCGTTAGCAAAAGCCTGACGACGTTGGAACTCATTTAGAGAGTTTGCACTTACTCCAAGTTGTCTAGCGTACTTTTGCACCGCCGGCTCGATACGAGTAAAAATACCAAGTTCGTCTAAGAGTTCTGGTTCTAGTTTAGCTACACCTCGAGTAATACGCTGTAAAGAGTCTGTAAAGTCTCTACCAAGTGCGCGAGAAGCTTTTAAGGCTACCGTGGTAAATCCTTCAATCTGACGAGTATTAAAACCAGCACTAAGAGCAATGTTGGCGTTTTGAGCTGCCTCAGTAAGAGTAACCTGACCCTCTGTAATATCCTTAATAGATTTAAGAATACGCGGACCACTCTGTCCAATTTCTGCCGCAAGAGTTTTTGTGCCTTGAATAATAGCTTCTGACTGAGCTGCTTTGGATAAGGCAGAGAAAGCCTGTTGCAGAGCAAAGATAGTTGCAGCTGCACCAGCGTATGCAGCAACTAAGCCGCCTAATCCTTGAGATTGGGCTGCAAAAGCACGACCCGCACTGGCCGACGATTGGCCAAGGCGGGTCTGAGATCTGTTAATTCGATCTGTATCTTTAGTGACTCTGTCGGCACCAGTACTAGTAAATTGAGTCTGGATTATATTTTTAATTACAGCCAAGTCATCTTCTCACTTTTGCTTTACTTTTTGAAACGGCTTCTCGCATCTTACTTTGCTGGCGATAGTGCTCTTCAAATACTCCATGCGCTACAAGCATTAAGTCTAAAACTTCTTTTCTATCGTCTACCTCATAGATATTCATAAAGGTTTCTAAACACGAGTAGTCTTTACCTAACCAAACTCCGTTCATACCTTCTATTAAATCGGGAAGTAGATTAAATAGAACAACTGCTGTTTGGCTTGAATAGGGTAGTGAGCCAAGTTCTTTTGGAATTTCGTCGTCTCTCGGCTCCCAACCCATTTGTTCACACATAGAGTAGTACTGCTCTTGTGTCATTCCTCCACCATGAAGCTGATTGCGGAGGAAGTCTTTTAGTTTTTTGCGTCTGCCTCTTTACGGTCCTGCTCAAAGTTATCAAAGTCGTTTAAAGTGTCAGTAATAAACTGGTCAAAAATGGTAGAATTTTTTAACAAATCAAGAGCATCCTCTGCAGTGTATGGAATATCTTGTTTAGCGTCCATCTTTGTCATATCAACTGGAATTAGTTGTCCAAGTCCTTTAACTGTTAGACCGCTCCAACCTTTAATAACAGCATCAGCATAAGCCTCTAAGAATTTATCATTATCGACTTCTTCTTCCCGCTGGCGAGTACGTTTATTAAACTTATACACTAAAGCGCTGTTTCTAATCTTAATTAGTCTGTCACGACCTACGTAGCAGACACGAACTTTAAAACCGTCAATATCAGGGAAGTCAACTTCACTGACTTTTTCAGTTACCATTAGATTTTTAATTAAACTCATTGTTTCCTCTCATTCTTTAGAAAAAAGGGTAGCTACCATATCCAACTTGCTATTAGTGAGGGGATATCTAATAGCTTGCTGAGGTAGCTACCCATCTAGATTACTATAAACTACACCCCCTCAAGCGTAGTTTATTTAGTGTTACGAAGCAGCAGATACGAACATTGTTAGCTCGCTACCAGTGCCTTTTGAAGCAGTTGGTTCTTGAGCTAGGAATTCGACTGAAATTCCGATAATGTCTTCTACTGTATGTGTTGGGAAGTTAAACTGTACTGCAGGCATATAAATAGCAACTGAAGGTGCAGAAGCTCCACCAATCTTTAAGTTAGCAGTACTAGCTTGAGCAATACTAGTTCTAGTATCGTTAACGATGTTACGTAGGAACTGAGCACTTTCATCAGTTCCTGCACGTAGATATGCAGTAAAGTTTCCCGTGA